CGTCGATTGGAGATGACATACTTGATCCGGGGGTCACGGCTGTCCAGGAGCGCCTGGGCCAGGACGTAGCTGTCGCAGCCGCTGCGCGGGTCGTGAGTGAAGTCGCGCGCGGTGACGATACCCATCTTGCCGTCCTTGACCCACGGGTTGTGGTCGCTCGAGCGGCTGGCGTGCTCGGCGTTGCCGATGCCACCGTCGCTGTCCTTGTTCCGGCTGGGCCACTGAGCGTTGACCTGTGCCAGGAGGTGCTCGAGAGATGCTGCTACGCGCCATGCCATTTGTTCTTGCTCCTACTGTGGGTAGCGGATTTTGAAAATACCGCTGCCACCTGCGCCACCAGCGGGAGTACAAGCATTACAGCCCCCCGACCCCCCACCGCCACCAGCAAGATTTGCGGTCCCTGCCGCGCCCGGATTGTTGCCGCTGCCGCCAGTCCCTGCACCCGCGCACCCTCCGGTGCCCGCCGTGGCGTTGAACGAACCTCCCCCGCCGCCGCATCCGTATGTGACACCATCAACCCAAGTGTATCCTGTGCCGCCCGATGTCCCGTTTGACGTGGTTCCATGATTGGTGCCTGCGGCCCCCGCCCCACCTCCGCCTGCTCCACCGCCACCGCTCGCGTCTGTATTGGACCCCCCGCCGAATGCCTGCCCGGTGAACCCCGCGCCTGAACCTGCGCTGGCCGTGCCGCCGGGGATTGTTGCGCCGCTATAATTCGTTGCCGCGCCGCCGCCAGACCCCCCGTTCCATCCTGATGCCGCGCCTGATGACCCGCTATTCGCCCGGACACCACCGCATCCGCCACCGTTAGCAGTAGCGGAAATTGGAGCGCCAATGCTTGACGCGCCCCCATTGCCGTTCGTGCCATTGCAAGTCGTGACGGCAGTCGCACCGCTCCCAACTGTAATGCTGTATGATCCTGGAGATAGGGAATAACTGGCCGCGACAAGACAGCCGCCCCCACCGCCGCCGCCGCCAGCCGCGTTCGGTTGTCCATTTCCGCCAGCCCCACCGCCCCCACACAGCAGCATATCGACGGTGCCGGTGCCGGTGCACGTGAGCGTCCCGTTACTTGCGAAGGCGTTAAACTGATACCCGCCTCCTGTGGTGATGGTGCCGCCAGTGCACGTCAGCTTCGACGCAGCCGCGCCGGGGCCGGGGAACGGGATGGAGATCGTGCCCGCGAGCGAGGGCACGATCGCCGCAGGGACGACGGCAAGCCAGAGTGCGAGGAGTAGATTTGCCAGGCGGTTCATGCTATCGCACCACAATCCAGTTCAGCGTGATGGCACCGGGGGTGATCGACGCCCCAGTATTATTGCACACCTTGAAGTTCACGTTGTTCGCAGTTGGGTAGGCAACGATCGTCAGCATGCCTGTGGTGAGTGGGACGTAACCAGTAACCGCCGTCGGGTCACCGTTGAACGACGCGTTGACGGTGTCGGTTGTCGCGACGCCGGTTGCCGCAGTCGTTACCACAGTGGCGCACGTCGCGGACGAAATCGCACCCGTGCCCATCGCCGAGGTGCCCTTGGCGATCAGGATGGCCGGGGCACCTGCCGAGCTCGTGTTAACGGCCAGGGCCGTCGCGATGCCGGTTCCCAGGCCGGAGACACCAGTGCTGATCGGGAGCCCTGTAGCATTGGTCAGGACGCCGCTCGAAGGCGTCCCGAGCGCGGGAGTAATGAGCGTGGGGGAGGTTGCCAGAACCGCACTACCCGAGCCCGTGACGGTGCGCTCTCCAAGCACGCCCGCGTTGTTGTAGAGCATGTTGCCGGTCGAGCCGCCCGTGATTGAGGTCGAACCGACGCCGACCGAGGTCGCCACGCCACCAACAGCGGAGACGACGCCACTGGCGCATGTAGTCGTTGTGCCATCGCACTTCATGACGCCGAAAGTGGCCGATGGGGAGCCAGAGGCGTTGGCAACAGTCGGCAGGTTCGCCGCCGGGACGGTGCCCGACCAGGTAATGTTACCTGCGTTGAGCGTGAAGCCAGTCGTCGCCGAGCCACCCGTCAGCGCGCCGACAGAGGTGAGCGACGAGCTGACAACTGTGCCGTTGAGCGTCGTGCCGGTCAGGGTTCCCGCTGGAGCGACAACCGCGTTGGTTGTGACACTGGTAACGAGCCCCTTGCCGTTGACCGTGACCGTAGGGATCGCGGTCGAGGAGCCGATGCTGCCGGGGCTTCCGTTGACTGTTGCCAGCGTCGTGGCGAGGCTGCCGCCCGGCGTCGTGAGGTCACCGGTCAGCGCGGGGAACTGCGCCGCCTGCAGGGTGCCCGAGACGCTGGTCGTGAGAGAGACCAGCTTGAAGGTGCCGTCTGCGTTGAGAAAGTTGACTGTGCCGCCGCCCGAGGCCGGGACGCAGCCCAGCGCGACGTCGGTAAAGGTCGTGCAGCTGATGGTGTAGGTCGTCCCAACGAGGCCAACGTTGATGCCTGACCCGCCCACGATGGTGAAGGGGGACGCAGCCCAGGCCGGGATCCCTGCGGCAATGGTCAGGATCTGACCCGTCGAGCCCGGCGGCAGGCAGGTCGGTGTGCCAGAACTCCAGTAGACGAGCCCCCCGCTGCCTGTGCAGCTGAGCCAGTCAACATAGGAGGCAACAATGTCCTTCGTAACCGTGCGCAGTTTCCCCGGCGTGATGGCTCCGACGGTATTGTCGGGGAACATGGTGTCGATGTCATTGTCCAGCTGCAGCTTGGACTTCTGCGCCAGCGCAGGCGACGCGGTGAGAAGAAGCGCAGCCCCAAGAACAACGAGTAGGATCTTTCTCATGGCGTGAGCCTCACGATGTAGTTGACGTTGCGCGTCGGGTCAAGAATGGCGAATGGGTTGCCCCCACCTGCTGAGGTGATTGTGTGCGTGTGTGCGTTCATCGCCGAGTTGATGCTCGGCAGGTTCGTAACACCTGGACCGCCGGCAGCTGCGTTGTAGTAGCTGCCGCCTGAAACCGTCGTTGTCGAGACAGTAGGCTGGGTGTTTGTTCCATACAGCGAGCTCGAGAATGTTGACGTCGTCGAACCAGTCACCCCGCCATGGTCGTGCGCCGCCGTCTCCGCCAGCACAGGCACGTGGATCGTCGACCCCGCGCCGCTGCCGAGGGCCTGAGCGTCAGGAATGAGGGAGAACCGAACCGCCGTGCCGACAGCTGTCGCTGACGCGTTCCCGCTCATCGTAATCGTGGTCCCGCTGATGGCCGTAACCGTCGCGCCTGCGGGCACATTTGCGCTCGTGATCGTCATGCCGATGGCGATGCCGCTGGCAGAGGCCACGGTGGCTGACGCGCTCGCGCTCGTCGTGCTGATCGTCGTGGACGTCTGGGTAACGTTTGCAGCAGTGCCGCCAAGATTGTCCCTGCCTCGGGCCGTGCGCCCGCGCATGTCCGGGAGGTTGAACGTGAGCGAGCCGTCGCCTGCACCATAGGCAAAGAAGGTAATCGTGCCTGAGCGAGTAACACTGGCATTTGCGCTCATCGTGCATGTCGAGCTGGTGCAGCCCAGAATGGTAGTGCCGGGCGAGATACCAATCGCCTCCACCGGCATGGCATAGCCGATCTGGGTCGTATCGGCGAGGCCCGTAATGGTCGGGGAGCCAGAGGAGATGGAGCCGGTCTGAGCAAGCGTGAGCGCTGAGAAGAGTGCCGCGTAGGTTGTTCGACTGACCGCCTGCCCATAGGCAAATGCGTAGTTCGTCGGGGCCGTGAAGCCTGCATGAGCAATCATCGTCCCGACCGGGACGCCTGACGTGTTGGGCCACGTGACCGGGCTCAGGATGTGGAAGACACCAGCTGTAGCATCATAGATGAGGCTCACAGCGTTTGTTGCTACGAGCTCCCCGCCCACGAGCACCCCAGGCCCCGACGAGCCGTCACGCACAATCTGGACGTTGCCGAACCCCGAGGGGTTGATCGTTGCGCCGCCTGTATTCGTGTTGGTGGAGATGTAGTTGATGACCTGCCCGTCTTCTCCTGTGAAGGCTGGAGCGATGACCGTGATCGCGTTCGGCGTCCCCGCGCTCGCACCCGCAAAGATCGTGGTGCTCGAGGCCGTGTCGGCCGTCAGCTGGTCCCACACCTGCTCTCCGAGAGAGCCGCAGGGGTACTTCTTGACAACCTGGCGATAGGTGCCGACGCCGTAGATGATCGCGCGACCCGCCGCGTCCAAGATCACCGGGTTCGTGTTGGTCGCCGTACCTCCCGGATTGACCCATGTGTCCTTGGGGGTGTTGGTCCCGGGGACGTAGAAGTAGACGCAACCGGAGGCCAGGGGCTTCCCGTTCTCGTCAACGAAGGTCTGCTCTCCGTTCGGAAGAAGGGTTGCCGCGTGGACCGGGAGGTGGTATACCCCGAGGGTCAGGAGCGCCGCAAGGAGCGCCCCACTGGTTACGTACCTGATCCTTTCGAGCATCCTCACCGCCGTCCTCCGTTTTCGTTCTGCCCTTCAGGCGGGCGAAGAAGCCTATTGCGCAGAGCTGGAGCGGTGGCTTGCACCGCCGTCCCCGCACCCTCTCCTACCCGGCCCAGGCGTGCCTGCTGGGCGCTGCGACGAGCCCCCTCAGCCATGATCTCGGCGACCAGCGCCTCGTAGCCGGGGTCGTCCATTCGCGTGCGCAGCAGGTTGGAGAGCTGCTCGTATGCCTTGCTGTGGCGTGCTGCCGAGGCACCCTCCATCATGGCTGAGGGCGTCATCCAGTCCGGGATCAGCGTCGCAGGCTGGTTCAGCTTGATGTTGCGCAGGTAGCCGGGCTCCTCCTGCTGAGGAAGGAGTGCGTTGCGCCGGGCCTGCTTTGAGGAGGTCTCGCTGTTGCCGACCATCTCGTAGTTGCTCTGGCGCACGTTGACCTCGGCCTCGAGATCCTTGATGAGGCGACCTGCCTTCTTCTCTCCGAACAACAGTTCCAGCTTCTCGCGCCCGGCGCGGCTGAGCAGCGCGTCGCGGGCGCGGGCGTCACCGCGCGTCGTCGCGTCCATGATCTCCTGAACCGCGTCGCGGGCACCCTGCACGCGAGCGGCTCGCTCGTTGTTGCTGAGCAGGCTCAGCTCCTCGGCGAGGTCGTCGACGCGGGTCTTGCGGAGCCAGGTCTTCTGACCCTCCTCGATCTGGTGCTTCATCTCCGCGTACTCAGCAAAGGTCTCGCGGGCCTTCTTCCAGATCTTGCCGCCGTCGGTCTTCTCGACCTCGTTCAACATCTCCTTCTTGAGCTTGGTGAGCTCGCGGCCCAGCTCCTTGTCACCACTGTCCAGTGCGGTGCTGATGCGCCGGTCCAGGCCGCGCTTGACATAGTCCCACGTCTCCGCCGTCGGGAACGCCTTCTGCGAGCCGGTGGTGAAGAAGTTCTCAGTCGTCGGCCGTCCGGCGATGCCAGCGAGCTCATCGGCCAGCTTGAACGCACCCGCCTTCTCCAGGCGCGGGATCAGGTCCTTTATCTCCTGCGTCGGGTGGATCTTCGTGGCGCGGAAGGCGTCGTAGAGCGGCTTGGATGCCGCGTCCTGCATCGTGTCGATCGTCTTCTCGAGCTGACGAATGTTGACGTGCGGCACCGTGTTCTTGTCGAGGCTCGCAGCCATGCGCGGAGCCGTGTCGACCAGCCGCTGGCGAAGTGCCTCACGGATCTCGCCCTTGTGCGGTCCAGGAATGTCAGCCAGCCCCCCGGCGATGTCGCGGGTTGCCCGGTTGGTGTCCATGAGCATGCCGCCTGCGGGCTCGTGCGCCTCGCGTGACGCAGCAATGCTGGCCGGGGTCTCGCCGTCCATCGCGCCGGTCAGCTTGTTGCGGGCCACGGAGTTGGTGCCTGCCAGAGGACCCGTGCGGCGCGGCAGCATGTCTGCGACCTTGGAGAGACCCGCGCCGACAGCCTCTCCAATCACCGGAGCGACTGCACCGCCTGCTGCCGCGAGTGGAACTGGTCCAAGCAGGCCCTGCTCACGCGGGTCGTTGCCACGGAGCAGCTGATTACCCGTCTCAATCGCCGCCATGCCAGGGGCAGCCTGCAGCACCTTTGTGCCCAGACTGGTGCCAGTCATGCCAAGCATGCGAGCACCTACTGCCGTCTGCCCCAGAGGACCGAACAGCATACCCGGACCAGCAACATCAGCAGCAACAGCCGCCACAGGATGTTCCTCGCCATACTTCTTGACGCGCTCGTCCTGTGACTTCTTGTTGGCCTCATAGCGCTCACCGAAGGTGGTACCCTCAAGCTCGGGACGGGGGTCCTTGCCCATGACCCGACGCAGCGGGTTGACCGTGGCCTGGAGACCTGCCCCCGCTGCTGCCGTCAGGTTGTTCATCAGCGGACCGACAATCGGCATGCTGTCGACCATGCGCTCGGTGAACGTGGCCGGGGGCACGTCAGTCGGGATCACAACACGCGGGCGTCCTGTGCCCGGCGTCTCTGTCTTCGGCTTGCCCCGGCTGAACTCGTCGAACACGTCGTCTGGCGTCTTCGCTGCAGCTGCAGCAGGCTTTGCACTGCGACTGAACTCGTCGAAGATGCCGTCGTCGCTGCCGCGCTTGCCGCCGTAGAACGTATGCGCCCCCAGCTTCTGACCATCGCCAGTTGCCCACTTCGGCAGCTTGCCGGAGCGCCTCATCACGACGTCCTCGTTCAGGAAGTGCGTCGCGCCGCCCGTCGGGTCCTTGCCGGGGTTGGCGACCGCATCGTCCCACAGCTGCGCCGCACGGGCGTAGGCGGGGTCCTTGTCGTCCAGTGCGAGGAGCTCCTCGCGTCGCGTGCTCCAGGGCTCAAACTGCCCGCGCGCCAGGACGACGTCCGTCGGCCGGTTGCCACCATACTTCCCGCTGCGCGCACGGTTCGCGATGACGTGAGCAACTGCCGCCACGCCGTCGTCAGGCTCATTCGCAGCCTCTCCGACGATCGTTCGGATCGCGTAGTCACGATCGCTTGGGGTCCAGTCCTTACTCACGGTGCACGTCTCCCAGGAGGCCATGCTTCTTTGCGATGCGCATGCCCTCCTTCACCTTCTCACGCTCAGCGGGCGGTAGGTTGCGGACCTTCTCCTGCGCCTTCTCGTCGAGCATGTCGTAGACGAAGGCGCGTGGGTCCTGCTTGGTGCCCCAGTCGATCATGAAGTCGTGGAAGCTGTTAGCAGGCACCTTGCGCGCGTCAACCAGCTCCTTGAACTCCTTGACAGCCGCCGCCTGCATGCGCTCGATGCCGAGCGCCATCTTGGCGAGATCAGTCGCCGACAGCTTGTCCATGTTGACGTTCGGGTTCGATGTCACGGCGGTAGCCAGGCCCTCATTGGTCTTGGGTCCGAGGGTCGCCGCAGCCTGGGAGGTGTACTGGTTGAAATACTTCTTGAGCTCGTTGTAGTCCTTGATCTTCTCCGGATCGATCCCTGCGAGCGGGCCTGCGCCGAGGGTCTGGGCGATCGACTTGATGTCGTTCCAGCGCTCCGAGGTCGGACCGATGTCGGTCGGCTTCATCCTCTCCAGGATCGGGATGGCCTTGCGCAGCGGGTTCACGCGCACGCTGTACTGACCAGTTGCGGCCGAGGCCGCGTTGTAGGCGTTGACCGCGCTGCCCATGCGCTCCGTCTCGCCGGGGGCGAGAGAGGTCTGGACGGGCTGCGGAGCCGGGCGCACCGCCGGGGCCTGGCGGCCCCCCGGCGCAGCTTGAGGAGCCATTGGAGCGGGCCGGGCTGCCGCCGGGCCGCCGGGCATCGAGCCCGTGCCCTGCTCGAGCGGAGCGATGCCTGAGCCGCCCACAGTTCGACCCGCCCCCCGGTCGACGCCACTGGTAACGACTGTGGGCTGCGTGGGAGGGACTGTGAATGGACGAGAGCTGCGCTCCTGGACCGGCAGGCCGGGGAGACCGGGGGTCTGGGTGGTGACCTCGCCGCCGCCGACGCTCCGGGTCTCTGGGGTGCCGAAGTAGGCTCCCATCTTCTCGGTCGCGGACATGACCTGCGCGAGGTGGTCGCGGATCCAGGCGTACTGCTCGCGCGGCGTTGAGGGCATCGTCTTCAGGCCCTCAACAACCTGCTGGGGTGTGAACAACCCCATCTTTGCACCATACGATGCGCGCTCCGTAATCTTCTTCGAGAGGTCGCTGCGGCCGAGCTCGGGGTCGGTGGCGATGTCGCTCAGGATGTTCCGCATGTGGTTCATCTGCTTGAACGCGAGGTCCACCTTGCCGCTGTCGACCTGGGTCTGCTGCTGCTGCACGCCCAGCAGCTTGTTCTGCATGCTGGAGACGTCGTTGACCGCCTTGTAGGGGTCTGACGGCGGTGCGACTGCCTTGTAGATGTCTGCGACGTCGTCTGCCATGACCTACTTCCCGTACATGCTGAACGCCTTGTTGATGTTGCCACCGTTGGCGAAGAGCCCGGCCCCGCTCTGGAGCATGTTGCCGATGTTGCCAAAGATCGATGCATCGGCTGCCGCGTCGGACTTGCCCTTCGTGATCAGGTTGTTGCTCTGGGTCGTGCCGGTGCCAGTGGCTGCACCCAGAGCTGCGTTGCCCGCCGAGGTGCCCACCGTCGCGAGGGTCTTGCCTGCGTCTGAGCCGAGCGCGGCAGTCTTTAGGAGCCGGTTGAAGGCGTTCTCCTTGTTGGTATTGGCGATGTTCCACTGATCCTTGTAGGTCGTGTTCGCCAGGTCAGTGGCGAACATCGCAGCAGCCTTGGCCTGTGCGCCGCTGAGCCCCTTGGAGGCTGCGCTGAGGTCGACGCCACGAATACCCTGCTTCTGGGTGAACTGGTAGCCGGGGGTCGCCTCAAGGTCGGCCTGGCTCATCGTTACCGGCGCGGTGAGGTCTGGCAGCTTGCTTACGAGGTCGCCATAGACACCCGCACCGGTATCCGCAATGTTCCGGATGGTGCCCGTGGAGCTGTCGAAGTACGACTTCTGGGTGTCGAGACCCTTCTCGAGCATCTTCTCAGCCTGTGCGTTGGCCGCCGCGACAGCCGCCGCCATGTCTTCCTTGCCCTTGTTGGCTCCGAAGATGTTGGCGACGCCGCTTCCGATCGTGCCACCAATGATCGCTGTTACTGGGTCAGGCATCGAAGCTCTCCGGGTGCTCGCGGTAGGTTCGGTAGATCTCCGGGCCGATCTCTGCGGCCCAGTCCAGGCCCCCACAGAGAACGGCAACGGTGTGAAACAACTGGTAGAGGCTCGCGCGCAACATGTAGCACTTGGCACGATCGTCGCGGACCAGGATGTCCCCACTCTCCATGTCTGTTGCTGCGCGCCACTGGGACCAGACACTCACCATGACAGGATGCAGGAACTCAAAGTTGGCGCGGTAGAACGTGTTGGTTGGCAGCTCCAGCAGCAGCACACGGAAGGCGCGCTCAGCGGCCTCCGGGGTCACGACCTTGTCGGCGTCAACGAGGTCGTCCCAGGTGTGGGCGACCTCAACCATGAGCGCACACATGCGCATGGCGGAGACGTTGCCCTTGAACCAGCGGTCAAAGGCCGCTGTAAAGATCTTCATGTCCTGCTCCGTCATGCGCGCGCCCCCGGAATGAAGACAACGGAGGGCGCTGCGCCGGGGTAGGTAAGCGTAACCGTGTCCAGCGCAGCCATCGGGATGAAACCACCAACTGCTGGGCAGAAGATGGTGTCACTGCCCCGCGTAAGCTGGATCGACGTGATGAGGTTCGTGTTGATGATCATGAGGTGGCCAATCGTCTTCGCCTGGTAGCTCCAGGGAGAGGGACCAGGAGCCTGGGGCGAGAGCGGGCGCTCAGGAGTGAGCTGAGAGATGCGCACGAGGAAGCGTGACCACGCCTCGTTGAAGAGAACCTTGCCTGCCGTGTCGAGAGGCTGACCACGGTCCGGGATGCCGAATGATGGGGTGAGCTCACTCATGACTGCGACACCATTGGGTCAGGTGAGAGGAAGCCCCCATTCAGGGCTGTCGGGCACGGGATCGCCCACTCGATCTCGAAGATCCCGTCACGGGCCTCCCCGAAGTTGTTCCACTTCGCAATGGTCTTGTACTGGCCCGTTGCACCGAGACTGCGCTGCCGTCGGTTCCCGAAGGTGTAGCCGCGCGTATTGCTGAACCGGCAGCTGACCTGCGGGATGTTGTTCTGGTAGAACGGACCGAAGCCGTTGCTGAACCCACTGTCCCAGGGGCTCGTGACAACGCTCGGGTCAAAGATGAGCCCCTTGACCTGCCCCACGTCCATGTCAGCGATGAAGCCACCGTAGCTCACCCGGCTGCCGTTTGAGCCGAGGTGCGGGAAGCCGCGCACGCACTTGATCGGATCGGCAACGTCGGCGTAGTAGTTCGGGTCGAGCGCGTAGAGGTCACCGTTCTTCCAGTCGAGCATCACGTTTGTGTTGTAGCAGTAAGCCGAGAGGAAGCCCTTCATTCGGTGCTCGTTGCCGTTGACGTCGATGCTTACGTACTCGGCCCACTCGTCCGTGCTCAGGTCGAGGCTCCAGGTCTTGTCGGCCGACGGGAAGACAAAGTCCACGAAAGCGTGACCGAACTGCTGGTAGGTATAAGCGATGCAGTCGTCCCAGCGCGGGTAGTTCTGGATGTCTGCCTCGATCGCCGATGTGCTTACCCGTGTGACGCTGTAGTCTGACGCGCCGCGCGCGACCCACGGCTTGCCGTCCTTGTCCTGGGTGATCCAGTGCAGATACTTGTCGGTCTGGACCACAGAGTACTTGGCTGCGCAGCCGTGCTCGATGATCACGCCCGGCATCTGCTGGAACGGGAACAGTGCGTCGCCGCTGAAGTACCACACCTCGCCCTTCCGGGTGCCGAGCAGCCAGAGCTGGTCGTTGAGTGCCGCGCAGGTGTACAGCGGGTCAGCCGAGGAGGTCTTCGCGCCGAAGTCCAGCGGGTCAAAGGTCGTGGTATTGCTGCCACTGATGTAGAACTGACGGGTGCCCGGTCGGTTGATAGCGAACACCGTGCGCAGGTAGTCGACATGGTCTCCGCCGTAGAACGCCGGGTCACTGATGGCGAGGAAGGACTTCGACTGCATGTCGATCTGGTAGCCCGACGGGGTGCCGTCAACCATCAGGATGGTGACGCCGTTGTCTGCCATCGATACGATCGACTTGCCCGCCGCGATGTTGCCAACCGCCGTATAGTCGAAGTTCGGGTCGACGTAGTACACGATGTCCCCGACGACGCAGTAGAGCTGGCCGAGCGTGTCCTGATAGAGCCCCCGACCCACGCCGAAGCTCGGTGACTTCTTGAGCAGGCGCAGCCCTGCGCGCGGGTAGAGGGTGAACGGAGCAGGAGACTGTGAGCCGGGGGGGTTCTTCTCGAGATACAGGTTGACGCTGCGCTGCGCCGCAGCGATGAGGCTGCGGTTCTTGTAGGCTCCACCGAGAATGGGCAGCGGTCCGGGCATCAGTCCACCGTGTCCGAGTAGAAGTTGTAGCGACCGTTGCGGCGGATGCCGGCTGGCATCTGGAGCAGCGGGACCTGGACATTGCTGCCCCGGATCGTGTTGATGCCGTCCTGGGCCAGTGCGTTGAGCTCTGGATCGGACGGGTAGCGGTAGGCCATGCGCAGCCGCCGGGCTGCGTTGAACTTGATCGCCGCAGCGTACTCGTCGGGCAGGATGAGCTCGTTGCCTGGCGCTCTCACGTCGATCCGCTCGAGGATCGTGCGTGTCAGGATGTGGAGCTCGTACTGCGCGTCGGGCACGGGCCACGGGTAGATGTAGCCCAGCGGGTAGGCACTGTCGTAGAAGTAGGCGTTCGGGAACGACTTCATCTGCTTCAGCGTGATGCGCGAGTAGTCCTCGCGCGCCAGGATACGCTCGAGCATGTAGTCCGTGTACAGCGTGGGGTTGCCCCCCTGCAGCAGCCGGACGTATGCGGCCTCGATGCGGTCGGGCCGGGCGACGAAGTCAAAGAAGCCGCCTGGCCCGATGCTGTAGTTCAGGGCACCTGTGCACACCTTGCCCGTGTCGACTAGGTTGTACACGAGCCACCGGCGATGGCTCCACTGCGCGAGCATGTCGTTGATGATGCGCAGCGTCGCCTGGATGTCCTCTCCAGCGGGCTCATTTCCCTGCCCACTGATGCCCGCGTAGAGAAGAGCATCCTTCGCGATGTCGGTGCCCGTCGTCAAGAAGAGCTACTCCTTGCCGGGCTTGTTGCTCGTCTTCCCGCTGGGCGCGGACTTCTCCGGGTCGACCGGGCTCTGCTTCAGACGCTCCTCATCAGCGTTCAGCGCGATGATGTCGTTGCCCTCGCGGTTCTTCCCGATCACCTTCGGGTCGACCTGGCTCTGCTTCAGACGCTCCTCATCAGCGTTCAGCGCGATGATGTCGTTGCCCTCGCGGTTCTTCCCGATCACCTTCGGGTAGACCTTGCGCTTCTTGAGGTCCTTGACCTCGTCAGCATTCTGGGCGATGAGCTCCTTGCCTTCTGCGTCGAGACCGACGAAGGCGGGAAACTCACGGTACTGCCACTCGGGCCACTCGACGTTGCTCTCGGGAACTGGAAACTTCGGCATTTGTCTGCTCCTGCGTTGATGCCTCTGGTAGCTCGGTAGTCAAGAAGCGCCGGGCCTGAAAGAGGCTCGGCGCTTCCCAGAGCCTGTCGGCTCAGACCTTGTCGGCGACCGTGGTCATCCACTCAGGGCGGATGGCCAGCTGGCCGAACAGCACGTCGAGACGATCAACCGCCTGGTCAGTGCCGATCTGGTAGGCAGCCAGCTGGCGCATCGAGACGCCATCCATCTGGTGGCGGGCAGCCTCGATGACGCCATTCTTCGGTGGCATCCAGAGGTCAGCGGTGACCATGGTGATCGCCTCCGGAGCGTAGGCGAGCGACTTGCGGTAGATCTCCGACGGCTTGGAGGCCAGGGAGATCGGAGCCGTGTTGGCCGGGGAGGCGTCAACGGTCTGGTACTGCACGTCGGAGCCACCAATCGCCGCGACGATTGCCGGGTAGATCGGGATCGACACCGCGCCCGAGAGCACGTTGGCGGTCACGACGAACTGACGGAGGACGCCGGTCGACTGCTTGGTGACGCGGTTCACCGCATACACGCCAGAGATGGTGATGATGTCACCCTGGCGCAGCGTGCCCGTGATCGCGTTCGTTACCAGCGTGGTGCCGGTCTGGTCCGCGCCGTTCACGGTGCCGGCAGTGAAGGTGCCGGAGGTGTGCTTGATCACAGTCTGGTCGCGCATGAAGCTGAACCCGAGGGCCTGCTTCATCTCGCCGTACTCATACTGGCGGCTGATCTTGCCGACCGGGTTGAACTGACCCGCAAGGCTGTCAACCAGTCGCGCGTCGGTCCACGGGTCGTTGACGACCTTGCGGTCGCCCATGGTGCCCATCATCGGGGCAGAGTTGTCGTCCAGGATTGCACCGGCCTCCAGGAACTGCGTCTTGGTCGGCGAGATGATGTTGCCGCCGCCGTCGACGTTGGCCCGGTAGTTGCAGGCTGCCTCAGCGACCGAGAGCATGACGGTCTTGGCCACGTTGCCGGCCAGGACGTTGACCTTCGGCTTGAGCACGCGCTCGCCGAAGTCGTCGAGCTCGAGGGTACGCTGCTCGGTCGTGAAGCCAGTGTCGACGTGACGCTGGGTTGCGACGGTGAGCGTGGTGCTCTGCTCGTTGGTATCCTGGATGGAGGCTGCCGGACCATCAGTCACGATGTAGTCGTTCGGCAGGCGGATGCGCAGCGTGGTACCGATCTTCGCGCCGGACTTGGCGAACTGGTTGTCGTACTGCTTGTCGATGTTCTGGATAAATGCGTTGGAGTTCAGGAACAACCGGATCGCCTCACGGGTGATCATGTTGATCGTGAGAATGGAGTTTGCCATCGTATAGACCTCGGGGTCTGGCCCACAGGCGCACCACGCCGCTGGGCAGTTGGGGTATGGGTTGCGTCCCTGCTTCCCGAGCGCAGAGGGTTTGGCGGGCAAACGCAGCGTAGGCCTGCTGCGAGGGGCCGGTGGGCGCACCCGGTCGTAACCGCCCTAGTCCGCGCTCCTACAAGCCCGAGCACGTCTGGCCGCTCCAGAGGATGGAGCCTGAGACCGCCTATACCCCTTTCCGGGACCCTCGGCAAGGGCCCCGGAGAAGATTTCTTGTCAACCTGCCCGGCGAGCCGCCTCGCGGGCCGCGACCTGGGCATTCCGCTTCTTGAGCCACTCGGCGTCGCTGTCCTTGTCACTGGGCAGCGTGGAGGACGAGGCCGGGGCCGCCCGGCCCCGGATCGGGTCGACCGGCGGCGGGGCACTGGAGCGCCGGGGCGGGGTCGGCGCGGTGGGCAGGTCCATCCGAGCGATCTCGATCGCCCGCTTGATCGGGTTCATGGCCAGCAGGCGAGCCGCAAGGTCCGGGTCCTGGCCCAGGGCCAGGAGCACCCGGTGCGGGTTCTCCGTCTCCAGGGCAGGCAGCAGGAGGTCCGAGGGGATGGTCCCGTCATCGTCCAGAAGGCTCAGGGCCTCCTTCGCTGCGCTCCAGGCGGTGCCGAACGACTTGGAGCCCTTGGCCTCGACCTCGTTGCAGCGGTTGTTGAACGCGGTGACTGCCGCCCGGCGGCTGGCCTCCGCCGCCACGGCAGCGTTGAACTCCGCCTCGGAGCTGAAGTTCCGACGCTGAGGCGCGTCAGCCCCCGGTTCCGCATCAGCCGGGGGGTCGGCCTGCTGACCTGCCCTGAGGCGGGCGATCTCGGCGTCGCGGTCGGCGAGCTGCTGCTTCAGGGTGCGCTTGTCACCGGCCAGCTGGCTGATGCGCCGCTGGAAGGTGCTCGCGCCGGGCGCGGCGGCTGCCCCGGCGTCGGGCTCCGGCTCAGCGTCTGGATCGGGCTCCGCATCAGCATCCGGCTGCTCACCGGCGTCGTTGGCCGCGCGGATCTGCTCATCGGTCGGGGCGGCATCGTCGTCGTCCACTGGGACGGTTGAGGACGCCATGGTCTCGTCGTTGTCGTCACCGGGCGCGTCGTCCGGTCCGCCACCCGCGAGGGCCGCGATGCGGGCCTCGTCAGCGGCAATGCGCTCTTCCTCAGTAGGCATCGTGCTCTCCTCTTCGATGCGGGCCTGTGCCGGCAGAGCCGGTCAAGCGGTGGTAGTTACTTGCAGATCTTGGTCAGGGCCCTGGCCTGCTCGGCGGCCAGCTTCTTGGCGGCGGTGACCCGGCTGCGGTCAGCCTGGATCTCTCCAGCCTGCTGCAGCGTCCGGAGGTCGCTCTCCGCGCGCCACTTCTTGTCCATCGCAGTGGACAGCATCGGGGCCTCGGCGATCACGGGGTGCTTCTTGACGCTCTTCTTTGCCATGGTAGTGTCTCCTGTGGCGGTTATCCGGAAACGCCCGGAAGCTGTGGGGTCTGGTCAATGTGCCGAATGTCCTCTCGCTCGCGGGGGTCGAGGGTCGCCTGGATCACGTCCAGTGCGCGCGGGTTGTCTACCTGCCGGTTGTGATCCTCGATCAGCTCCTCGAGGATTGCCTGCTTGTGGTGCTCGGGCGTGTCCTCCCGAGCCAGCAGCGCCGCGAGGGCCCCACGAGCGAGGTCAACGAAGTGCTTCCAGCACTTCGCGACGAACTCGCGCTGGTCAGGCCACTGACGGCGGAAGCGCAGCGTGCGCTGGTGGCCCTCGTAGAACTCTCCGGCGATCTCCTTCGCCATCATGCGCACCATCTGGGTGGTCATTCGGCCGGTTCTCCTCTTGCGTAGATGGCCTCGTCCTCGCCGCGTGGCACCCGCGCGATTTCCTTGATGACGAGCCTGCGCTCGGTGGCGGTTTCGTCCAGCCGGGCGACGGCAGCGCGCATCGCCATGTCTCCCTGCCTGACGACCCAGAGTATGCCGAACACGCCCTCACCGTCAGGCTTGCACCAGTGCGGGCGGACGGGCGACGGGGTGGCGGCGTTGACGAGGTCCAGCGTGCTCATGGGCTCAGGAGCTCCACGCAGACGAAGCCTCTGACGGTGCGGCTGGCGCGCTTGCGCGCGGCCTCGCACCGCTCCTCCGACGTGTAGACGCCGGGGTTCCAGATGGCGTTGGGCAGCTTCAGCGTCAGCACCCACTGCGAGGTCTGCGGCGTCTGGGCGCGGGCGTGCAGCCCGGTAGCAAGCAGCACGGCGGCTGCGAAGATCAGAACTCTCACTTGTCTTCCTCCTGGTGGGGCACAAACATCTTGCCGCCGCTGAACAGCGGAAATCCCTTGCGCAGTGCCGCGTCGCGCAGCGACTGCGGAATGTCAATATAATAGAGCGAATGAGGATTGCCTTCTACACTCTCTCTAACTGTAGCTTTTCCTTCAAATCCATGCTCCTTACCCCATGCTCTAGCTTCAGCCGCATTTTCAAAATCAGGACTAATTTTATTTATTCTTTGATATACCGCAAATTTAGGTAAAGATTTTTCTAGCTTCTGCACCTTAACACCAAACTCTTTACCAAGTTTTTCTATAGACTTAGGGATAATGTTGTCATAGAAACCCTTCATGCCCTCGCCGCCGACCTTGAGGTCGAGGCCAGAGAAGTTGCCACCCTTACCTTTTTCTTGCTCAACAAGTTTCTTCGCCATCTCCTTTCCAACCATGTCAGGAAGTTTATCGGCTGGGACACTTTTACCAAGTTCCATTGTAAAGCCACCCTTTGGCTGTGCTCGAAGGTCGAATGTTCCGTCAGAATTATGCATAAAGAACAGTTTATCGATTGTCTTGCTCAGGTCGTACCGCGCTGCCTGCGCGTCGCCCGGCGTCCAGCTCAGGCGCTCGTAGCCCTCCTCGGCGGCCCGGCGTAGCATGCGCTTGAGCGCGAGCTCGTGCCAGGACTTCTTGAAGGGGGCGTCGGGGACTGCGTTGCGGCTGGCACGCGCCGCGTCAGCTTCTGCCGTGGTCAAGTCACGATTTGGGTCGGATGCCTTCTTCTCGGCACGACTGTCCTTGTACCCCTTGTCCCGCCCCTGCTGGTGCCAGTCGGACTGGACCTCCTCGAGGTGGAGGGACTTCTTGCCGTCGATCACGCGGTCGTTCGTGCGCACGTGCGCCAGGATGTTGGGCTCGTCCCAGTGGGGGGACTTGTAGTTGCCCTGCCTGAGGTAGTTCCTTTCTTCTGCAGTAAGACCCACGTCGCCTTCATCTCGGCGCTTCTGCATCAACTGCTCGAACCAGGCGTCCTTATTACCCGGCATCGTGATCAGGTGCTCGCGGTAGTTCTCCCCGCCCGGCAGCTGGTAGTCGTGGTACTTGGTGTTTGAGGAACCTGTCTTCTTGTCACCGAAGTAACGAAGCATGGCATTCACACCATCGCTCACGTCACGAGGTGTCGGGTACTCGCGACGAAACTGCTGCTCATCGAGGCCCAGAAACTCCTGAAGGCGCTGCCGTGCGGCAGCCTGTTCCTCAGGGGTCATCGTCTCGTAACTCCGAGTAACACCCTTCTCCACATCATTCAGCTCAACCGCGTGCGACCTGACGTAGTCCTGCAGCTCAGCGCGAGTGACCTTGCGGCCCTCTACCTGTGCCGCCGCGAGGTAGTCGTCCAGACCCAGCCACGCCATCTCCTCGGGCTTGACGCCTCGGCTGTTGCGCAGCGTCGCGAGCCACTGCGCGCCCGGCGCAGCGCCCGTCGTGCTCTGCTCCAGCGCGTGCTCGACGGCAGAGTACCAAGCTGGGGCGTTCTGGTTGATCGGCACAGGACCCGCGCCCTCGTCACCCATGCCGGAGCGGAGGGTCTTGCCACCAGCGGCCTCTGCCACTGGAGTGGATCCACCTATCTCCTGAACGTATGCCTTGATCGTCGGTTGGCCTGCCTGGGCTGCCGCCGTGATCGTGTGGTGGCCATCCTCAACGTAGTACTTACCATCGTGCTTGACAATGAATACGTCATTGTCGCCCTTGTGAGCTTCCTCCTGCAGCTTCTTCTGAACAATGGCCGGAGCCACTTCTTCTTGAGTAGCAAGCAGCTCCTTAATTGGGACCTCCTGACGAGGATACTGGTCGAATGGCTTGAACTCCTCCTCGCGCACAGCCTTGCGGAGCAGCTGCTGCTCTCGTGCGGTTGCAACCGGCATATCCGAGTTGCGCATGACCTGCCGCACCGGCCCGCTGCCCAGCACCGCCTCTCCGGCAGCTGCAGCCTTGCCCGTGCCTCCGATGCCGCCGCCCATGGCGACGCCTGCGAGGTCCTGGGCACGCTCCATCATGACGTCGTTGGGCTGTGCCGCGACCGGCGGCACCCACGCGCTCATCTTCCACCACGGCGCGCTGCTGTCAACCCCCGGTGCGGGTTCGTCCGTCACGTCCTCTCGGCGTGAGCCGGGGGGTAGCACTGGGACGGCTCCACTGATCACGTCTCCGGCGAGCGTCGCGGCGCTGCGCACCATCTTCTCGGGCCACGTCTGGTAGCGCTCCTCGCCGAACTGCGTGCCGAGCAGGCGGTTGATGCTCCGGCTCAGGGCGCTCTGCTCCGGCGGCGCGGTAAGCGCGTTGTCCGGCGCGGGCTGGGCATACATGCTCTCGCCGGTCGGTGTGTAGGGCTCGGTAGGGATGTAGACGCGGGTCGGCATCAGGCAGCTCCGGTGGGCTCGTCGGGTACGTAGTCAAGCCTACCATGCTCCGGGTGGTTCACAAACTGGTTTCCCTGCTCGTCGACCTGGGCGTCCGGGTGCACCGGCTCCGGGTCGTTCTCGGCGTCGTGCTGCTCGGCCAGTGCGCTCGGGTCCGGGTCGCCAATCGCGTTGCCGAGGGTCTCGCCCGCGACTGCGCGCCACTCGCCACCCATGCCCGCGTCCTCGTAGTTCTCCTGGGCGTTGCCGATCTCCTTGATGCGCCGGGTCTCGGCGTCCACCGCCTTGATGGTGAGCTCCTCGTCCTTGTTCTCGAGCTTGGTCTGCAGGTCGTTGATCGTGGAGACGAAGCTCTCGATGAGCTTGGTCATCTGGTCGACCTGTGCCTTGAGCTGCTGCTCGCCCGGCGACGGGCCCTCGCCCAAGACTGATGGGTTGATGGTGCGGCGGATGCGTGCCGCGATCTCCGTGCTGCCGGGGAAGTCCATGTTCTGGACAGCCACGTCGCCGAAGATCGTCCAGAGCTCCTTGTTGGCGGTCAGGATGGCGGTGAGCGCGTCGACGGCCCACTGGCGCTGCGTGGCCCAGTCTGGCCCGCTCTCGACCTCGACGTTGTAGCTGCCGATGGTCAGGTTGAGCGTGATGTCCTTGGCCTCGGGCTCGTCCGGCTTGGGCTGCTCCTCGTAGGCCTGCGGAGCCGCCGGGTTGAGCGTGACCTCGGACTGAGTGCCGTCCGGGTTGGTGATGCGCACGATGCGCTCGGTGTCGTAGACCTCGGCCAGGCCGCTCATCATGATCTTGCCGGTGTAGGCGACGCCCATGGCCAGCGCTGAGGGGAAGTGGTAGGTCGCGACGTCGGCCTGCACCTTCTGTGCGTTGATCGCCCGACCCGACTTCTCGTCGCCCGGCTGGCCCTGCTTGGCCTCGTGCTGGCCGGAGATGTCGTTCATCTGCTGCACGGCGATCTTTAGGCCGTCGATGTAGGCCGTGGCCATCTGAGCGGGCTGCGCGCGCTGCGGAGCCGTGAGCGGCTGGTCCTCGTCGTCCTTGTGGTTGAACGTGAGGAATGAGTAGTTCTTCCGGTTGGCGTCGGTCCACTCCGGGTGACCCTCGAATGCTGCTGCCGGGCCGATCCACGGCACCTTCGTGGTGAGTGCAACCTGCTCCGCCGAGGCGGAGGTCCAGTAGTTCAGGTTGCGCTGCACGTCCATGAGCGTGCGGGTCTGCCCCTTGCGGTCCAGCTCTCCGTCCACGAATACCGTCTCACCCTCGACGCGGACGATCGGGATGTACTGACCGGGCACCGGGTGGAAATCAACGATGTCGTCGCCAATGATCTTGTACCACATGATGCGGCTGCGACGCACCTTGCGCACGCGTGTCAGGCGGTCCTTGAGGAGCTCTCGGAGCGTGTCCGGATCGATCTTGGAGGCGAACTGCGTCACCTCCTTGTTCGTCTCCGCGCTCACCCAGCCGACCAGCTTGTCCATGTAGTACTCACGCTGGTACCACTCGCACACCCGCGTCGTCTTCTCGAACTGCCAGCTGTCCGCGCCCCAGTCCATCCGGGGCTCTGGCGCGTCGGAGCCAAGCACCTCGTTGGTGCGGCCGATCTCGTCCGCGTACTTCTCGTACTCGTCCTCGAGGTCCTCGTTGGGCACGTCCTCGTAGACGAAGCCCCAGTTCGCGTCGCAGCCGTCCGGCTCCTTGACGTTGATGTCCAGTCCCGCGCTCAGCGCACTCGCGACGCTGTCGATGCGGTACACCTGGTCGAAGCTCTCGTCGCTCTCGTGCTTGGTGATGACGCGCCAGTACCCAACGCCCCCGTCCACCAGCCACTCTGCCGCCTTGACGTAGATGTTGATCGCGCCGCTGTCCCGCTCGATCTCCCGGAACAGACCCCCGATCGCGTCGGCGCTCTTGCCGTTGGCTCCCAGCCCGGTTGGCTTCACCTGGATGCTGGGCGGGTTGCGCCGGATCTCGTTGACGATGAGCGCATTGTGCAGGCGGACCTGGTTGATCGTCATGCACGGCTGATCACCGTCCGTGCGGTCGCTGATCATCAGCTCGTCCCACTGCCAGTTGTTGACGCTGTCGCCGTGGGCAAACTTCACGTCCTCAGGGAACTGGCTGAGGAAGTTGCTCTCGCGCTGCTTCCAGGCGGTGAATTTCTTCTTCATCCCCTGGAGGAGGCGGTCCTTCTCTCGGCGGCTCAGGCGCGGAGCCTGCTCAGGACGAGCCGGGGGGAGGCTGCCCCCATCCCTGTTCATCTCGGCTGCGCCGGTCGCGTCGGTGTCCTCGTTCTGGTCGACGTCGCTCATCGCATCCATCCTGTTCCTGTGCGCATGGAGCGCGAGCGGTTGCTGGGCATGTTGGGCGGCATCTTCTTGCCGAGCAGCGGCGTGATGCTCGTGCTCAGGCCGTGGGTCTGCCAGGCGTCAGCGCAGTTGCTGTGCTCGTTGTGAAGCGGCTCCTGGGTCTTTACCCCGGCCTCCGAGACGCCGTAGGCGTAGCGCCGCATGTGAGCCAGGCCGTCGGCGCACTTCTCGCGGTCGAAGCGCGAGATGCCGAACACCGTGCGCCCGGCGTTGATGCCGTTGGCCTTGCGCGGCGGGCGCGCGATGATGCGGACCTGCCGCTTGCCACCGTCGCGGACCTGGTACTCGACACTGTTCCGCTGGCCGACGTACTCGTTCACGGCGTCGTGGGGCAGGTGATGGGTGCCGTAGACGTAGCCCCTCTCCTGCAGGACGCCGAGGTAGTGGTCGACGTGGTGGCCGCTGTTCTCGTAGTAGTCGATGACGTTGCGGAAGGTGCCCGCGCGCTGGACGAACCAGATCGCCGTCTCGTCGGAGCGCCCGAGGTCCCAGTAGGTGTCCACCGGGACGCCGCGCATCAGCGGCACCTCGCAGATGCGGCCCTCCGCCTGAGCGATGGCGATCTCCTCCGCGTAGATGGCACCCTCGACGGCGGCCTTGCACCGGCCCTCCCAGGTCCAGTTGTACTCGTCCAGCTTGCGCTGGTTGGTCTGTCCGTCCGGCCGAACCGTCTTGCTGAGCAGCTCCTGGCGCTCCGCCTCGAGCACGTTCGGGAACCACGGGTTGTCGCGGTAGTTCATCATGACCACGATGGCGGAGCTCGGCGGGTCGATGATGAAGTTCTGGTAGGTGTAGTCCTCCTCCAGCTCCGGGTTCAGCGTGATGATGATCTCGGAGCAGGTGCCGTCCTCGTACTCCTCGCGGATGGTCGGGATGAGATACTTCCAGCTGGCGGCGGAGACCTTGTCGGCCTCCTCGACCCAGCAGATGTCCACGCCCTGCATGGACTTGATGTCGGAGGCGTTGACCCGCAGGCCCTTGAAGATGAACTCGGTGCCGTTGCGCCCCCGGATGCCGTCGGCACGCACGTCGTAGAACCTCTCCATGCCCAGCATGCTGATGCACTCGACCAGGAGTGCGTACACGCTGTCCTTGATCGAGTTCTGGATCTCGCGGGCACAGAGGATCTTGAGCGACTTCTGGAAGCCACGCGTCAGCAGCGCGATAGCTACCGACATGGACTTGGCGGAGCCGCGCCCGCCGTAGATGACCTTGAAGCGACCGCCCTGGGGCTGCGTCGTCCCCGGCACCATGAGGAAGCCCAGCTGCTCAGGCAGCTGGATGCGGTGCGCCTTGAGCTGCGACCGAACCTCACGGTAGGTGGGGACGACGATGCGGCTCATCGATCAGTAGATCTCCGTCACGCTCACGGTCTGCGCGCCGGTCACCGCGATGCAGCTCAGGCCGCCCGAGTACTGCAGGGTGATGGACGCCCCTGGCGAGGCCGGGATCGAGAAGCCGTTGGCTGTGGTGGCGGTCACCGCCGACGTGCAGTAGACGAGCTGGGTGCCCGTGATGTTCGTGATGATCAGCGTCATTCGGCCGGTGCGGGCGGCAACTAGTGCCGTAGAGGACGTGGCCACCGAGACCTGTGAGACGCTCAGCGTCTCCGTCGAGCCGCCCGACGGGCGCTCGCAGTTGGTCGGGGTGTACGGGTCACAGACCGCGACCTGCTGCTGAATGATCTGGGAGGGAGCGCTGAGGGCAGCGCGGACCGGGGGGTAGAGCGTCGCGGCGAGCAGCGCCAGGCCGACGATGATGAGAGTGCGAGCTCGGGTCATTGGCGCGGTCTCCGCAGGAGAGAAAGGGGCGACGGCGGAGACAATCCGGGAGGAAGGGACCTCCGCCGTCTGGGCCGAGCTCGGGGTCAGGCCCGAGCTCGGCGGTTCACATCACCGAAGACGATACCACTTCGTGCCGTAGAAGATGAGCGCGTAGCCGTAGCTCGCGGTCGTCGACACGGTGATGGCGGTGGGCGTCTGGGCCGCGATCGTGGTGCCCGAGCCCGCAGTCAGGGTCAGGGCGGTCACGGTCTGGGTCGAGGAGATGCGCAGGATCTGGCCCTGCTGCAGGTTGGCCAGTGCAGGCAGCGTGACCGTCAGGGTCGCGATGGTGCCTGCCGGCTCCAGGAGCAGCGTGCCAGTGGTGCCGAGCACGGTGATCGACGCGCCGGTGAGCGGGGCGTTGTACTGGATCGCGCCGAGGCCGAGCTGCTGGAAGGTGTACTTCGCGGTCTGCGGGTTGCGCCCGCCAGACAGGTTCGTGTCGGCTGCGAAGGTCTCTGCGCCGGTCGTTGCGCCGCCAAGAGGGTACTGCTCGTACACACCACCGGCCTTCGCCGACGGGAGTGCGAGACCAATCGCGAGAACGGCAGCCAGGACGGCAGCCGCGAGCTTGTGGGTGAGGTGCTTCATGCTACCTGTCTCCGGTTGTCCGCTGGAAGGTTGGGGAGGAGGACACGTCGGCGGATGACGACGATGCCCTCCCTGCGCTCCCCTGTTCTGTGCAGCTCGTCGTACTGGCGATCGATCTTCTTCAGGAAGAGGTTAGTCTCCTCGAAGAGCCGAACAGCCTCGCGAGCGATCTCGTTGATGCTGAGGTAGCTGTTGCCGCGCGGCGGCGAGATGAACACCCCTTCCGGCTCCGGGACCATGCTGCGCACCGACATCAGGCTCGCTGCCTTGACGACGGCGGGGGCCGCCAGGCCGCCGATGAAGCTGCGACGAGAGACAGTCAATTGCGCACCTCGTCCGGGCTGGCGTCGTGGCGCATGCCGCCGGGCTGGCCGCCCATGACGACCTCCGGCACGATGCGGTAGCGCGGCTCGAAGTGCCCCGCCTCCACGTTGAGGATCATGCTGTCGACGAACACGCGGATGTTCAGCACGTCGCCGTTCTCGAGACGGACGACCGTCGCGCCGACGAGCTGCTCGACGACGCGGAGGTTGGACGCGGGCACCGGGGACGTCATGAGCGCGGGCGCGATCAGCGGGGTGCGGCGCTCGGGCAGCGAGTAGCGGACCTGGAGGTTCCTGACGAGGCTCGCGTATCGCTCGATCTGCCGGTCAACGCTTTGCTTCGCGCCCGAGAGGATTGCGGCAACCTGGATCATCGGCGCGGTCCCTTTGCTACCTCGCCCGGCCGAACGAGCTCGACCGTGACGTGGTGGTGGAACGGCTCGTCGCCCTCGTTGGCGACGGTCATCGGGAGCACGCGGCCCAGCAGGCTCATGAAAGACTTCGGGTTGGTGACCGACTGCGTCATGAGGAAGCCTTCGAGGCCGTCCTTGCCCTTGCCGTCCGCACCAGCGGCGGCTGCCGCGTACAAGATTGCTTCCTTCAGCGTCCGTGTAACCTTGTTCGGAACACCGGGCTTGCGACCCTTGCCCATGTTCGTGAGAGAAGCGCGATTGCCGCGCTTCTTCTTTGTTACAGGTTCGGTCTGGATCTCGGACAATCTGTAATCCCGCAGCTATTTGCAGTTTGCTGGGCTGCCCACATACCTCGGACCGGGGGTCTCGGCAAGCGATATCTGCGTCGGCTCTCACGCACGCCTCCGCCCGTGTATGCGCGCGCGCGCTCGGAGGGAATGAGGTTTACAGTGGTCACGGACGCTCGCGTGCGCTAACCCCCGGTAATACCACGACTTTCGTCTCGTTCCTCACCCACTGCCAACCCACTGTATCCACTGGCAATTCACACGAAAACAGGCCCCGCAGGGCCTGTCTCGCATCGTATGCGCGTCAGATCAGCGGGCCGCGCCGACGTCGATGAAGGGCACCGGCCCACCGCCCCCGTGGAACCGGGGGAGCTCGCCGTTCCACTTGTCGATGGAGCGGTACCGCACGAGCTCGGGTGTGATGCTCTCGCTCAGGATGCGGTTGCTGTCGGCCTGCGCGACCTCCTGCTCGCGCTGGAGTGTCTTCTGGAACGCCGAGTTCTTGAGGTCGAGCGCGTTGCGCACGGGCCCCGGCAGCCGGATGTCCCCGACCAGATACACCTTCTCCACTAGGCGTCGTCGGCGGCCTTCTCGTTCACCGCGTCGCGGACCAGGTTGCGCAGGAAGATGTCCGAGATCTCGTCTACGCCTCGGCGGTAGGTCTGGAACAGCTTGGCAACCTTGGACGGGTCCACGCGGAACGTGATGCCGAAGTCCGCCGAGAGTGTCATGCCGTCCCGTCCGGTCTGGAACGTGATGCTCTCGTCCTTCTTGTCGGTCTTGGCCCACGTGTCGGTCTGGGTGAACGTCGGGAACAGGTAGAGGTCCACCATCGATACATGAGAACGAGAACAATCGGCAGCAGTACAACGATCACGAGCCCGCGCACGACGGCCTCGGTACTCGCGGCGCTGACGAGCCGGGGTGCGACCACACCGATCACGGTGGCGTAGGTTGCGAGGGCGACGAGCCCAATAATGTAGGTAGTAAGACCTCTCATGGTAGTTCTCCGTTGTTGTGACTTCCTGACTTCACTTGATCTCGCCACGCAGCCAGCGGTCGAGGGCTATGCCACCCGCGTGCAGGCGACAGTAGTTCTTGCCGTCTATGACGATGGAGCTGTCTCGCTGGCAGCAGTCTGGTGCGTGGCTCGGCGGGTCAACTGAGGCGTAGCAACAGGCTTCGGAGCCTTGATGCGCAGAGGTGAGATGGGCATCACTTCCTCCCAGAACAGAGCCCCCCTGAGGACGGGTGAGAGCGGAGACAAGCGCAACCTCGTTTACTGCGTTAAGGACTTCATCAAGTGCCTGACGCGACACTTTCACCATCACGCCATCCATGTCGCATTGCTCTTGGTGTCCCGCGAGGTTTTCGACCGCTGGTGCAACAGCGTTCAAGATGTCGAGAACTCGACGCCTCACATCAGGGCCGGGAGAGGGGTCTGACGGGCGAGGACCCTCGTTGAGTGCCTGCCCGGTTTCCTTGCAAGCGTCCTTGCAACCGCAGCAGCTTTGCCGCGACTGCACGATTGACGGCTCGTTGCCGAAATCGAGCCAACAGTAGTAATCGCCGATCATGTGTGGCTCCCGCCGTCAGATTTCGTATCAGCCTCGCCGGAATCCGGCATCACTGACGGTTCACGCTCACCGGAGTTGTGAGGCGCTAGCAACAGCGAGGCTGACTTCATGCCCGCTCCTGAGAGCAGGGAGAGGATGGCGCGAAGTTCTTTGACGAAAAACCCGAAGGAGCCTTTCTTTGCTGGCTGATAGCCGGGCGTGTAAATTTCACAAAATATAGTGTCGCTATCGAGCGACGACCGGCTGGCAAAAGACGCTGATGCAATAAATTCTTTCACCGCTTCCCTGTCCGCACTGGTAATTTCAGCGCGATACGCATAACGCAGCACCATATCGTTCAAATCGGCGATCATCGCGTCGCTCTTGGCGTTCTTGATCGTCGCCTTCCGTAAGGCTTCTCGGCAGCCAGTGAGTTCGTCGGTCGGTTCTGGCGGGTGCATATACAGCGCGACGCGCAGGTCTCCTCCTGTCCGAAGAAGTACATGGTTTTCCGGACAGTCGCCCTTGAGCCAATTTTCCAGTGCAGCCTTTGTGATGAAGGCTACCGGCTCCGTCCGCCCCGCATCTGCTGTGGTGTGTGCTGCTGTCTCGCTCATGCTCGTTCGTCCTTCCGGGTGGAGGAAAGGAGGGCGCTTCCGGTCATGCCGCCACCTCGACCCAGCCTGCGGCCGACCACTCGCGGAGGTCACGCCGGGCGCGCCACGTGGGATAGTGCGCGAGGTAGCTCGCGACGGTGCGGCAGCGGCGCAGCGTCTCGAAGCGGGCGCGTGCGGTCGGTATCTTGAGCGGGTTCTCGCGGGCCCGAATGACGATGCGGCCCTCGTCGGGGCCGCGCTCACGTCGTGGAAGAGG